GCATTAGTTCGGCAGGGGTTTTCCCTTCGTGGTCAAGCAATGGAGCATTAAGCCAAACCGTGGCCCCGTAAACAGTATGATGTTTAGCTATTGCCCGCATTATTTCATATTTCGTTGGGCCGGCATCCCCAAGACGGAATTCGATATTCCCGTTGTTCTTTTTGACGATAGCTTTCTTTGGTGACTTTCCCATAAACATAGATACACTAATTAATTTATTTTTTTAAAAAAAAGGCTTTCCCGGAGGGGTAGCTATGTGTATACTATATACAAATGGCAAAAGTTTCAAAAATTGAGATACCTCAATTAAAACAAACCTTTAAAGTTAACAATCTGCGCCTCACCACAAGGCAAAAAGAATTTTTAGCTTTAGCCCTGTCTCACAAAACTCAGATAATGTTTATTAGTGGGCCCGCAGGATCAACAAAAACGTACATGGCCGTGTATGCTGCACTGCGTCATCTGAGCTCCCAAGACGAGCTTGACATGCTGTATGTGAGAACAGTAATTGAAAGTGGCGACAAGGGGCTTGGGGCATTACCGGGGAACATTGAAGAAAAAATCAATCCATACATGGCGCCCCTAGAGGATAAGTTGATTGAGATGCTCCCCAACTCAACAACCGACCGAAAGGAATTGATCGATACGGGGCGCATTCAAGCGATGCCGATAAACTATCTGCGAGGGGCTAATTGGCGAGATAAGGTAGTTGTGGCAGACGAAGCGCAAAACTTTACATTTAAGGAGCTTGTGACCTTAATAACTAGACTGGGCCAAGGGAGCAAATTATTTATTTCAGGAGATTTCATGCAAAGCGACATCAACGGTAGGAGCGGTTTTAAGAGAATGTGTAACTTATTTAGCGACGAGTCTAGCCGAAATAAGGGTATAGAGTTTTTTAAATTTACCACTCACGACATTCTTCGAAGCCCTTTGCAGAAGTATATAATTCAAAAATTAGAAAAAGAAATCGCCCATTAAGCGTGTATACATCTACATGAGCGGAGATTTTGTAACGTTATTAGCGTCGGTCATAACGGCACTTGCTACATTAGGTAGCGTGTGGATTGGGCGGCGGTATATGTCCAAAAAGGACAAAAATTGCATAATCAAGGAAACGTTACAAAATACTAATGTTTATACGGCGCTTAATTTCTTAATTGAGGAAATGGGAGCTGACCGCGCTTATGTGATGGAGTTTCATAATGGAGATCATTATTTTTCAGGGCGAGGTCAGCAGAAGTTTAGCTGTACTTACGAGGTGGTAGAGCAAGGCATCAGCGTGGAGTGTGAGCAGTCCCAGAATCACAGAGTATCTAATTATCATTTATATATAAAAGAACTTATAGAAAACGGGTCATACATTTATGAAAATGTAAATGAAGTCAAAGACCAAGGGTTCCTTAAGATGGCCCAAAACAAAGGTTTGTCAGGTATTTACAATGTGCCGATCAAGACTTTAAATGGAAAAATTATAGGTATATTAGGGGTGGACTATGTGAGATCGGGAGTTCCTGAAATTTCAGGGAATTCTGACAAGCTTCGATTCATGAAGGATCAGGCTAGAATGCTAGGTGGTTACTTAGTGTAAAATAAATTAATTGATTTTTGCTTGTATTCTGTGTAAAATAAGTGTATGAACACCGAATTTTGCATGAAGTGCGGCGGCAAGGCTGAATATACCTTGCGTGCGCCGAATTTTTGTCCGTCATGTGGAGAGCCATTTAATAAAGTGGCAAAAGCTTCAGCTCCTGTCGAGGATCTAGAGCCTGCTCCAGTCGAGGAGCGTCCTGCTAGCGTGCCGCGTCTATCTAAGTTGGAATACGAAATAGGGAATGCAGGGCGGGGAAGCACCTTTGGCGATCTAGTGAGCCAAGCGGCTTCTAGCTCATTGCCTTATGAAAAGGCTAGTGCCCGGCCTACCCCTAAGACTGTGCCGGGAGAAGATGTCATTCAGCAAACTTTAAATGAATGCCGTTCTGCGCGCGAACCAAGTGAGTTGAGTGACGGATAAGGGCGGCAAGTTTTCATACGAAGATAAATACGATATCATTGAAGAGGAGTTGAGAAAGCGTCAGGGAAAATGGTTCTTGACGTCCTTGGCATGGATTGACTATGATGATGTAAAGCAAATCATTCGCACGCATTTATTTAAAAAATGGAATCAATGGGATCAAGGTCGACCGCTACGCCCATGGCTAAACAGGATAATTTCAAACCAGCTCAAGAATATTCTTCGCAACTATTATAGTAACTTTGCGAAACCGTGCTTAAGTTGCCCCTTTAATCAGAGTGGCGTGGCAGAGGATAATGTTTCAGGGCTTTGTGGGTTCACCAAGAAGGGCACTCAATGCTCCGAATGCCCACTTTACGCTAAATGGGAAAAAACCAAAAAATCCGCTTACGATATAAAAATGCCGGTTACCATAGAGTCTCACCTGCACGAGGTGGGTTCAGAGCGGGGAAACTCCTTCGAAATAGAAGAGGCGGAGATAAAGCTTCACGGGGAAATGAAAAAGGTTTTGTCAGAAAAAAATTATTCTATATATGAAATGCTTTTCATTCAGAATCGGGCCGAAGAGGACGTCGCGAAAGAGCTAGGGTATCGAACTACCGAAAAAGGCAGGAAAGCGGGTTATAAGCAAATTAAAAATTTAAAAAAACAATTCAAAGCAAAAGCAGAAAAGATTCTCCAAACAAAGGATATATTTTATGGACCCGATAAACCTTACTGAAGAGCAGCAAAAATATATAGACGATAACTACAAGACTACTCCTGACTTAATAGCCTTGACCAAAGCGGCTTTCATGGATGAGTCGCTGGATGGCAGATCTAGAGAGGGTAGGGCTGTGCGTGAGTATATGGCGTCTAAAGACTATAAATACAAAACCACAAAAGTAGAAAAAGTAAAAGGGGTAAACTTAACTAAAGACCAAAAAGAGTTTATTACTCATAACGCCGATGCCGGGATGAAGGCTTTTGAGATTGCCACTTTGCTGTTTCAGGATAAGAAGGTTACGCCTTTAAGCAAGGAAACTCTCAAGGTGGCGGCGCACATTAAGGAAACGATGCCACAAAATCTTCACCCTTCCGATTCGGCGGGAGGTAAAAGATATCGTCCTATAAAAAAGCTTGACGAGATAATTGAAATAGTTAACGACTGCGCGGACCAGTCTTTGGACTCATCAAAACTGACGGTACAATTGCGAAAATCATTAGAAGCCTTACTGGGTTTCTTAAAGGCTCCCAGACTTGTGCAAACTATAAATAACTATACCAACAAAGCTGACAGAGACTTATTCGAAGCTGAATTCATTAGGGCTACTTGGGACAAGCCAGACTTAACATCCGATGAGGTTAATTTGTATATTAATGTATGTATCGATTATATTAACTTAATGAATATTCAAAAAGCTGTGGACAAGCTTAACCACATGTTCGAGCAGTGCGAAGATCAGCGGGACATGACGGTCAGGCTAGCCGAGCTTCTCAAGACTAAGAGCGAAGAGTACAATCAGTGCGAGAAACGCATGGAGAGTCTAATCACCCGACTTAATGGAGATCGGGCAAAACGCGTGCAGAATAAACAGCAGCAAAATGCGTCGATACTCAACTTAGTTCAATTATTTCAAGAGGAAGAGGAGCGTAACGTAATGATTAAGATTGCGGAGATGCAGAGAGAGTTAGTATCTAAAGAGGCTGACGATATGGAATCGATGCCTGATTGGAAGGCTAGGGTCCTAGGATTAAGGAAGGAAGATTTGATTTAAAAAGTGTAACATAATGTAATGGCGGATTTCATTACATCAGGTCCAATTGGGTTTTCGGGGAGTTACCCCGGGAGCGTATACTCGTTTATCACTGACGCTGGAGGGACGGTAAGCACGGCTGGAGGTATAAGTTTATCAGGCCTCTACGCCAGTGCGAATACTGCGGGGATATCACTTTCCGGCAGCGCCACTTATGCATCGCCGTATAGGATGTATAACTTTTACGGCATGTCTACGGCGACCAGCGACTGCTGCCTAAGTGATGAAGATTTAGTGTGCTTTGCTTTGGAGTCTGACGGTACGGATTTAGATCTCGAGTGTTGTCCGACCTGCATTGGGAGCGAGCCTGATTCAGCCGATTGCGTTTTGGCGGAAGATGGAGCTTCTGTTGATGCAGAGAGCTGCACGGCCGGGGCCTGCTGTATCGCCTTAGTGGATGAGTCTTGTCTGGTGTTAGTGGATGGCGTCACTGAACTAGACTTGGAAGTTTGTCCATAGAATTTCATATAATAAGTGTATATAATATACGATGGGCATTAAAATATCAAATATGACAACTACGGGATCCGCGCCAGCGGACTCTTACATCCCTATTGCTTACGATGGAGAAAATTACAAAATTGAGCTTGGTTTAATTACAACTTATGATTCTGGATGGAGTGCTAGTACCGTTAGCCTTGCCGACACCGTCACTCTTACTCATAATCTGGGAAGAACTGATCTGATCGCGATGATTTGGTTTTCTAAGTCAAGC